ATGAATATTTTAAGAAAGATGGATTCATTTGACTTAGTTGAATTTGGTATTGATGATATTGTTCGTTCTGGACTTGTAAAAGAGTATATCACTGCAAAATTGGAACTTGGATTGTGATGTTTAATTTTATTGATATTGAACTTCCTCAACTTGAGAGGGAGACTATTGATGGAGTTCGTTATTATAAAATTCCTGATAATGGTGAATTGCTTCGTTTTGCTTCAATTACATCTGTGACCAGTCATAAGAACCGTCAGTTCTTTGCTGATTGGAGAAACAAAGTAGGAGAAGAAACCGCAAATAAAATCACAAAGCAAGCAACTAGTCGTGGAACTGATATGCATACTCTTTCCGAAATGTATTTGAAGAATGAGAGTTTGCCCTCTGACGTTCTTCCAATTTCACAAATGTTATTTGGAATTGCGAAACCTTATTTAAATAAGATAAATAATATTCACGCACTTGAAAATTCTTTGTATAGTAAGGTTTTAGGTGTTGCGGGAACGGTTGATTGTATTGCAGAATACGATGGGGAATTAGCAGTTATTGACTTTAAGACCTCGAAAAAACCAAAACCAAAAGATTGGATTGAACACTATTTCGTTCAATGTGCTGCTTATGCTTGTATGTTATATGAACTTACTGGTATAATGGTAAAGAAATTTGTAATCATTATGGCTTGTGAAAATGGAGAATGCGAAATTTATGAAGAATACGACAAAGGAAAGTACATTAAGTTACTCACCGAATATATTAGAGAATTTGTTAGAGATAAACTTCAGCAGTATGAATGATAAACTCAAGGAAGAATTAAATAACAAATTTCTATGTCCTCAAAAGTTTGCTCAGGACATAGAACATATTGTTAAAGAATCTAAAATCAATTATATTGATGCAATCGTCACATATTGTGAAGAAAATAACATTGAAATTGATACTATATCTAAATTAGTTTCTAAACCATTGAAAGAGAAACTTAAAAATGATGCGACCGAATTAAATTTTTTGAAGAAAACTACTCGTGCTAAATTGCCATTGTGACTCCTTTTGATGTATATAAAACTTACTTAGCATTCAAAAATCATTTTACAAAAGAAAATTACGATTACTTTAAGTATTGTGGAAAGTCCAGAGCATCTCTGGACTCTTTTCATAAGAGAAAGGATAGATATTTCTTTGAACGAACTTCCAGACAGAAAAATGATGATGAAATCAAAGCATATTTTGTAGCAAATTTTGCTGAATGTAATGACACACAATCTTTATGGATTGGTGAAATTATCGAAAATGGAGAACAAATTTATACAAATTGGTTAAAGAAATCCCAAAGTCTTTTTTACTTATTCAAAACAGAAGCAGAAGTCTTTATTCATAAAGATAGTTTTGAAAAACTGTTTGAGATAAAAAATAATCAACATCCAGAAATTCTCAAAAAGTATTTTCAAAAGGCAATCAGTTTGGAAACGATGGTGATATTGGATATGATATTGGGTTATGTAAAAAAGTTTGATAAGAAATTAACAGACCCAGTGTGGGAAACCGTCAGTCTAAGAATTCGAAAATATCAACCATTCCTAAATATTGATATAGCAAAGTATAAAGAAGTCCTCAAGGAGATTGTTTTATGAGCAGATTTTTTGATTCAGAACAGGTCAGAGAATCTTTATTTGAACTTGATGAACTTCAACATAAACTTTTCAATGAATTATTGGAACTTCCTTTTTTTGGTTCGGATAAAAAAAGGGAGCATCTAGAAACAATGAAACAATTTTTGGAAAAACAAAAAGTTTTCATTTTTAGAATGTCTCTATCTGATGACCCAGAAGCAATAGAAATGAAGAATCGAATTCTTGATTCAGCTAAAATGTTTGGATTGGAATCGGGAGATAATATCAATACATTCTTTGCGAAGATGGAAGAGTCAATTGAAAATCTCGAAAAGACCCTTGACGACTGACTAAATATAAGTGCCTGTCTGGGTCGCACTTTTCAGGTGGGGAGCAGTAATGTTCCCCTTATAAATACTAATGCGACCCAGATAGAATATAAATGAAAAAGTATTTTTATGTGTATTATTCCTATGAGGAATATGGGAGAGGATATATTGGAAAAAGAGAATGTAAGTGTCTTCCAGAAGAAGATATAAAATATTTTGGAAGTTTTACAGACAAAACTTTTAAACCAACTCAAAAAATTATTTTAGAAACTTTTGATAGTGTCGAGAAATCTCTTGCGGCAGAATGTGCCCTTCATAATTTTTATGAGGTACATAAAAATCCTCATTTTGCAAATAGAGCAAAACAAACTTCGAGAAAATTTTATTACATCACCCCCAGAGAAAAGATGTTGGGTGAAAATAATCCAGCAAAAAGACCAGAAGTTAAAGCAAAAATGGCAGGTGAAAATAATCCAGCAAAAAGACCAGAAGTTAGAAAAAAAATATCTGATTCTGCAAAAAAGAGAGTTTTGAGTGAGGAAACTAGAAGAAAAATAAGTTTATCTAATATGGGAAAAAAATCACCAAAAGGTATGTTGGGCAAAAAACTTACAGAAGAGCAAAAACAAAAAGTAAGAGAAAAAAAAGTAGCAAGAGATAATAAAATTTGGATTATAAAAGATCCCGAAGGAAAAATACATACTACAAATAACTTAAAATATTTTTGCAATTTAAATAATTTAACTGATTCTGCTATACATCACGTAATTTCTGGTAAAAGAAACCAACATAAAGGTTGGACCAGGGCTTGACATCCCTTTATAGATCTTCTATAATAAAGTTGTTATAAAAAACATTTAATACTACTAATACGGAGAATACAAATGTCATTTGCTGATTTGAAGAAGCAATCAAAAATGGGTTCTTTGACCGAAAAACTCATTAAACAAGTTGAAAAATTGAATGATACTGGTTCCAAAGATGACGAACGTTTTTGGAAACCTGTAATGGATAAGGGTGGTACTGGTTCCGCAATCATTCGTTTTCTTCCTGCTCCCGAAGGTTGTGATTTGCCTTGGGTTCAGGTTTGGTCTCACGCATTTCAATCAAATGGAAAATGGATGATTGATAATTGCTTGACTACTTTGGGTCAAAATTGCCCTGTTTGCGAAGCAAACCGTGAACTTTGGAATACTGGTAGTAAAGATAATCAAAATATTGTTCGTGATCGTAAACGTAAACTTTCTTATTTTGCAAATATCTATGTTGTAAAAGATCCTGCGAATCCTGCAAATGAAGGACGAGTGTTCCTTTATAAGTTTGGTAAGAAAATCTTTGATAAGATTATGGCTTCGATGCAACCTGAGTTTGATGATGAAGAACCAATCAATCCTTTTGATTTCTGGAAGGGTGCTAACTTCAAACTGAAGTTGGTGAAGAAAGATGGTTATTGGAACTATGATAAATCTGAGTTCGCACCACCTTCTGCTCTTCTTGACGACGATGATGAACTGGAAACAATCTACAAATCACTCAACAACTTGAATGATTTTGTTGCTCCAAGTGAATTCAAGTCTTATGAAGATTTGAAGAAACGTCTTGATTACACTCTTGGTCTCAAAGGAACTCCCAAGTTCCAAGACCCTGAAACGATTGATGAAGAGGAAGAGATTGAAGTTTCACGTCCTGTGAAAGAAACTGTTTCAGTTCGTTCTTCTTCTAGTGATGATGACGAGGATGAAGATGATGCGATGTCTTACTTTCAAAAACTCGCAGAGTCCTGATTTCAAAATCGACTTTTAAATCCATTTTACCCCCGAAAAAAATCGGGGGTATTTTTTTGTCCGTAGGGTTCACACCCCAGTAATTTGTGGATTATAACCACGTTTGGTGTTTTGGTCGATATACTGTGAAGACTCTGCATATTTCATAATATTCTTCATATCACTTATAAAGACGGATAAGTATTGTGGTTTTAAAATTAAAATCTTTCTTTTCTTTTCATTCTCTAAAACTTCATATTCATAATTACTGACTTCTTTAATTGATGAAGTTGTAGATTGAGATTTATTTGTATTGGTGATAGAAGTTGCTTGAATGTCAGTTGTTATTTTTATTTTTACACCACTTATAGGAGTTGGAGTAGACATATGATTTTTATTTTATTTAGTTTTGTGGTTTGAATTTAAATGTTGGCACGATTACACCATCTACTTCTTCACCAACAATTTCATATAATAATGGGTTAAGAACTATATCATTTTCAAATATAATATCAAGAACTTGAACTGTGGTATTTCCAGTTCTTCTTTTTATTATTGTGCTTCCACCCCAACTGTTGGGCCAAGCATCTAAAATATTTGTGATATTAATATCAATTTTATTTTGTCTTCCAGCAACTTTTAATGTAGACGAGTTAAGATCAATATCTTTTATGATTGCTTGTGTGGTTTCTATTCCATTATTATAAACAGGAAGATATTGATTTAAATTAATAGTAATAGAATAATTTGTGTTTTCATTTGGAAATTCACTTAAAGTATAATCATTTTGACCTGTGGAAGTTGTAACTGATAATGTTTTTCCTGGGTCAACTTGATAACCACCAGGAACTACGACACGTCCATATTCATCTTTAAACTCAACAGTTTCCCAGTGATGTGTTTTTCCAAGCTCTTCGTCACTTCCATACTTATCAATAAGATACTTATAAAAACTATTGTTATCTAACGGCCAATCTTGATTAATATTTGTAATATTATTGGTTGTTAAAATCACCCAATCCAGATCTGCGTTATCATAAACTTTTGCAGCAACTTGGTCTGGTCTTTCATTATCAATAATTTGGTAATATTCAAAGGCAGTTATAGCATTTGCAATATCAGTTCTTAATTTTGCTCTTTTGAATATATTTTTAGTTACAACATAATCAGTGTTGAATGACTGATTAGGAAAATTTGCAATATATTCGAAATTTGGAAGTTCTCTAAAATACGACATTTTAGTATCCTACATCGTCTGGTTTTACTGAACTATAATTATCTGCTGCGTATTTTCCTCCTTTAAATGCTTTAGAAACATTTTCCTGATAATCACTTTCATATACAGGTTCAATTTCTTGGAAGTTTAAAGTCATAGTTAATGATACTGGTTGTCCTTCATCATATGCAGCCCATTGACCGTCAGGGGCATAAACAACACTCATATTAACAAGAGCACATATCTTAAATTTATTTAATCCAGATATTTCTTTATTTCCTGTTTTATATGAAAGTTTAAAAACATTTGGAGTTCCAAGAAAAAGAGAAGAAGCACCAGCACCAGATTGTGAGTTTAATTTTCTTGGAGCACTTCCCTGTTTAAACATACGAATAATTCTTTTTACATTTGTTGCTTCACTGGCACTTCTTGGACTCATACGCCAAGTGAATCCAAATTGACGAAGTGTTGGACCTTGGAATAATAATTCAAGGTTTGAGTTTGGAACAATTCCATAACCTCTTGCTAATATAGTTTCTGCGGGAACTTCAAAACCAGCATTTTTTAATAATAATGAAGTTATTGCTGCTTTGGTTTGTTGATTTTGTAATAATGCATTTAAATCAGTACCAGTTCCTGCTGCACTTCCTATTGCTGCTATCTGATTGATACTTTGACTAGGCAAATTGACACCAAACTTTGCCTGGACCGCAGTTGCCAAAGCTGCAATTGCTGCTTGTGTGATTCCTGTTTGCATTGGGTTAGAACTAACTTTACCAGCAACTGCTGCTGTAAGATTATTCATTGAGTCATCTCCCCAACCT